GTATCTGTCATCGGAGTTCGAGGCGATCTACTTCGACGAATTGGCGACGTTCACGCTCCGCCAGTTCAAGTTCCTCGCGAGCCGAGCGCGTACCACGAAGCCGGGCGTGAAACCTCTCGTCCGCGGAGGGACCAACCCCGTCGGGTCCGGCGCCGGCTGGGTGCGTCGGTACTTCATCACGAAGAACGTCTCGCCCGAGGAGGACCAGGCATACCGCGCGGAGGACTACGAGTCGATCCACTGTAACGTCGACGACAACCCGGCGGTGAACCTCGAAGAATATGAATCGCGACTCCTCGGCCTCCCCTCGGACGCCCTGCGCCGAGCGATGCGCCACGGGGAGTGGGTGATCGAGGGGCAGTTCTTCTCGGAGTGGGCGCCGGCGAAGAAGGACAAGACGCCGTGGCACGTGATCACGGAGGCGCCGACCTACCACGGGAAGCCGCTCTGGGAAGCCAAGCACATCGAGATCGTGCGGGTCGTCGACTGGGGCTACTCCGCGTCGGGCAACCCTGGCGTGTGTCTCTGGTTTGCGTGCTTGGCCGACGGCAGTGCGATGTGCTTTCGGGAGTACATCTTCAAGGAGACGTTGCCGGGGGACGTCGCGCGGAACATCGCTCGGCTCTCGAAGGACGTCCGGGTGCGCTACACCGTGGGCGACACCGCGATGTGGCAGGAGCACACCGGGCCGTCGATCGCCGAGCAGTTGGCGAAGGCCGGATTGGGAATGATAGAAGCGGACAAGGCCCGCATCCCCGGCTGGGTCGAGGTCCACGAGTGGCTCAGGACGACGGTCTTCCGGGGGACGGTCGAGGCGCCGAAGCTCACGTTTTACGAGCCGGGGTGTCCGCACACCATCCGGACGCTGCCGGAGATGGTGGTCGACCCCAAGGATCCGAATGACCTCGAGACGCGCAACGTGGAGGACGATCCGGCCGACTGCGTGCGGTACTTTGTGATGAGTCGGCCGGGGAAGTCGGCGCAGCCCCACGTCGACCCGGCGCTCGCCTGGATGTGGAAGCAGATCAGAAAACGCCGAGCGGCGGGCGACCGGCTCGGCACCGAATCGACACGGAGGTCGGCATGACGTTCACCCCAGAAGAACTCAACGAGGGCGTGACGGAGAAGGCGCCGTCGACGCTCAAGAAGATCGGGGCGGTGGCCGCCAAGATCGTGACGTTTTGGTTGCAGTGGCGGGCGACGGGCTCGCCCAAGGAGTAGGGTGTGGCTGACGAGACTGGGACCCCCGATCGCGCCACGACCTGGCGACAGCGGATTGCCGCCGCGGAGAAAACCCGAGAAGCCCTGCTCCCGGCGATGCGGGAGAACGTCAACTACCGGGCGATGCGGCCGTTCTCGGACGTATCGGACGGTGCCGGGGAGTCGGGCACCGACCGCGTGGCGCTCCCCGAGGACTGGGCGCGGACGAAGGCGAAGACCGCCGATCTCTCGTTCCACCTCCCCAAGATTGTCGCGTTGCCAGGACGTCCGGAGTTCACGGACGCGGCGCCGGTCGTCACCTCGCTCATCAACCGGACGCTCCGGAGGATGGACGCCCACTACACGATGGACGAGTGCCTGGCCGACGTCATCAACGCCGCGGGCGTGATGGCGGTCGTGGTCGGGATGGACATTCGGACGGAGACGATTCCGGTGTCGACGGCGCCCGCGGGCGCTCCGGTGGATCCGGCGGCACCGCCTGTCGCCGAGACCCCGGTGACGCGTCGCGTGTACCAGAGTCCGACGCTGAACCGCATCTCGTTCGCGGACTTGCTCTGGCCCTCGGAGTTCGGGTCGTCCAACTGGCGGAAGGCCCGCTGGCTGGGGTACCAGACGTCGATGACCGAGGCCGAGGTCCGGGGGCACACCAAGTGGCGGATCCCCAAGGACTGGAAGATCGAGAGCACGGCGAAGGTCGAGACGCTGTCCGACGACCTGCGCGCGTCGTCCGACCAGCAGAACAAGACCCCGACCGTCCGCGTGACGATCGTCTGGTACTACGCCGCGGCGTTCGACGAGGACAAGACCCACCCCGAGTGTCTGCGGACGCTGACGTTCGTGACGGGCATCGACGAGCCGGTCGAGGAGGGCGACGCCGACGAACAGGTGTGGGTGCCGGAGACGCCGGCCATCCCGCCCTCGCCGCCGAGCCCCGAGTTCCCCGAAGGGTCCAAGGGGTCGCCGGCGGTGCGCGGGCACTACGAGGGGCTGACCCGTCTCCCGATCTTGGTCGAGACCCTCGTCTACGTCTCGGACCTGGCCGTCCCGCCCTCGGATTCGCAGATCGGCCGCTCGAGCGTGCGCGAACTCATGCGCTCGCGGAGCCAGATGATCCGGCAACGCGACCACTCGATCCCGATCCGGTGGTATGACACCAACCGGCTCGACGAGACGATCGTGGACTCGATGCGCGCCGGGCGCTGGCAGGACATGATCCCGGTGAACGGCCCTGGGGACCGCGTGATCGGCGAAGTGGCGCGGGCGGCCTACCCCCGGGACAACTTCACGTTCGACGCCATCATCAAGCAGGGGCTCGACCAGTCGTGGTCGCTGTCCAACAATCAGCTCAGCCAACCCAACGCCGAGACCAAGAGCGCGACCGAGGTCAACGCCGTGTCCTCGGCCTCGCAGAAGCGGAGCGACTACGAGAAAGAGCGGGTCAACCGCTTCGTGGTGGCGATTGGCGAGGTCGTGTTCAGCCTCATGCAGCGGTATGAGACGTATGACGACTACGTCACAGTGGTTGGACCGGACGGGGCGGACGCGTTGCAGGCGGTGACGCCCGAGATGGTCAAGGGCCAGTTCGAGTTCGACTTCGTGGCCGACTCGTCGGACCGGCTCGACGCCCAGACGCGGCAGGCCAATCTCTTCAAGGCGTACAACCTGATGGCGAACTCGGCGTCAACCAACCGCCGCGCACTCGAGGCCGCGGTCTGGACCGAGTTGGGGCACGATCCGAAGAAGTTCATGTCGCCGCCCGCCGAGCCCGCGCCCGAGGCGCCGAACGTCAGCTTCCGCTTCGGCGGCGAGGATCTGCTGAACCCGATGGCGGTTGCGATCATGCTCAAGTCACAGGAGATCACGCCGACCGACATCCAGGCCGCGGCGCTCATGATCAAGGACGCGGTCGCGCAGGTGCAGGCAGCGAACCCGGCGATCGTCCCGAAGGGCGCCACGCTCACCGGTCCGCCGCCGGCTGCGCCCGTCCAGGAGCCCGTGACGCCGCCGGACACCAACGAACCGATCCTCAAGCGGGGAGCGGACGGCTCGAGGTTCGTGTAACAGACCTTTTCCGGTCTATTACGGGTCCGATCGGGGGTGAGTAGCCTCTTTGAGGGCTACCATGAGGAGGGTGAGTGGCGCCGAAGTTCATGGCGGTCGAGGAACGGGTCGTCAAGGCCGAACTCGGGGAACAAATCCGTCAGCAAGTGAGGGCTGAGCGCCGTGCGCTCAGGAAGGCGCAGCTCCCCGACCGGCCGATGGACATGGCCCTGCCCGAGATCGACAAGATCGTGGAGGCCCACGCCCAGCCGGCGATTACGAAACTGATCCGGAGGCGGGCCCGGGCGATCCTGGCCGAGAACCTGCCCGAATACGCCCGGTTGCACCTGGCGGCGGCCCGGGAAGCGGCCTCGAAGGGCAACGCGATCCCCGCGCAGTGGGCCCTCGAGTCCGTGAAACCCGGGGGCGAGGCACCGGTGGTCGAGCCTGCAGCCAAAGACCTCGGGGGGTCGGGGGTCAAGATCATCCTCGGCATCCAGATCGGGGGCCTTGGCACTCTCGGGGTCGTTTCTGCGTCTAATGAAGAGAAGGCGAATGACGTACAGGCTGAGATGGGTCGTCTGCCCGAGCCACGGGTCATCGAAGGTACTGTTGTGGGATGACCAGGTGGCTCCGTCCTGCCCTGCGTGTGGCGGGGCTCAACAGCGCCTGGAGCCGCTGGGTGAGCAGAAGGCCCCGACCGTCATCGGGGACGAGATTGACGTGACGATTCCGCACGGGCTGTGCTACGACGACGGCACGCCGCGGCGGTTCCGGTCACGGAGCGAACTCAAGGCGGCCGAGCGGGCGAAGGGCCTGCGGCTGCTCGAGCGCGGCGAGAAGTTCAAGGGACAGGAATCGCGAATCGCGAATCGCGACTGGTAAGTCGGCGCGGAATCAACCGCGACACCAAAAGGAAGACGCATGCCAGGAGAGGATCCGGTCACTGAGGCGATTGTCTCGGCAGTGGCCGACGCAGGACTGAACGAATCGCCGGACGCTGATCCGGCAGACCCATCTGGCACGGTCGACCCGTCTCCAGACCCCGCCGCCCCGGATAAGGCGGGAAAAGAGACGGCGTCGCCGGAGCCGGACGAAGAGACGGAGCTGACGGCCCTTGAGCAGGAACTGCTCGGGAAGGAACCGAAGCTCAAGCACGGCAAGATCAGCGTCAGTCGCCACCAGGCGGTGCTCACGCGAACGCGTCGGCAGCACGACGCGAAGATCGCCGAGGCCGATAAGCGGTTCGCGGCCCTCGCCGACTACGAGAAGCCGGAGTGGGCCCTCAAGCGCGACGCGCTGAAACTGGCCGAGATGCGGCCGGACCTGTATCTGGACCTTCTGCTGGAGGATCCACGGTACAAGAGCGAGTTCGAGAAGCGGTCGAAGGCCGTGGCGCCGCCCCCGGCGCCTGTCGTCCCGGTCGTCGAGGATCTGGAGCCCGAGCCGGACAAGCTCTACGAGGACGGGACGGTCGGGTACACGGTGGCCGCGGCCAAGGCACTGAGCGCCTGGCAGATGCGGCAGGCCGAGAAGAAGTTTGAGGATCGGCTGAAGGACGTCCGGAAGGACTACGAACCGATCGTCGCCGAGCGCCGCCAGGAGGCGATGTTTCAGGCGTCGGTGAAGAAGATGGAAGCCCAGATCGCGAAAGCACGCGAGACCTGGGAAGGGTTTTCGGAGCACGAGAAAGAGGTGGAGGCGCACTTCCTGGCTGACCCCTCGCGGACGCTGTACGAGTCGTACATCGCCACCGTGATCCCGAAGATGAAAGCGAACCGCGAGACGGTGCGCGCTGAGGAGCGCGCGGCGGTCATCAAGGAGTGGAACGAGAAGTCGACGCCCCCGTCGCGCCCGGCACCGGGCAGCCGACCGGAAGCGTCAGCCGATCCCGACAAACCTCGGGATCTGGAAGACATCATTCGCGAAGCGTCGCGGAAAATTCCCGCGTAGCTTCGCGCTCACCCGCCGGCCCGACGCGATAGTCGGGCGACTCTGGCCCTCCGCGGCGACACAGCGGACACACGCGACCGATTCGTGTACCGATTTGTGTGCTCTTGAAGGAGGGCTCCCATGCCGACCATCAGTCAGATGATCTCCGCCAGCTACCCGGCGGTGCTCAACGAGAAGCGCAAGCCGACCAACCAGTGGGCGGAGAGCGCATTTCTCCAGGAACTCGAAAAGATCGGGGCGCTCCAGCGCAAGTCGCTGGGCAACACGATCGACGAAACGCTCGACTATCGCCGGAACGCCGGCGGG